ATATTATAATTTGAGGACTCAACTCAATCTGATCTGTAAATGGAACTTCGTAGGATGCTAGTTTTAATATATCTGTTAAGAAGTCAAATCCCTTGTCCGTCAGACGCAGACCGCCTTCTTTTTTGGTTCTAGTATTGAACCACCATGTGTGTTTGTACAAGCGAATATTTGCAGGGTCAACACTTTTACCCCACTCTTTTAAGAACATTTTGGTATAAAGTTCTTGAGTAATCATTTAAGTATAGTGCCGCTGGTCAGCACCGCTACAGTAAAATCTTGACATTGAAATTGGCTGTTCAATTTTTTAGCAAGATTAACAGCATGACCTGGATTAGAAAAACTTACTTTCTTATACTTAGGTCCGGGGTAGTTTACAAGACTGTTAAAACTTTTTAAATTAAAAGGTTTATCCTTGTAAAAAACAGCCCAAATGGCTTCAGCGTCGAGTATTTGCTCGCACTTATAATTCTTTTTATTGACGTATTCTAGTAATATACGCGGTTTAGGTCTACTCATAGGTTCTCCATAAACTACGTATATATTTATCTACTGCTGATTAGAAAATCCGCCTCCGTCTAATTGCACAGTAACAGTGTCACCAGTGCTTTTTTGTAGATTTTTCAACAACGATTCGTAGTCTTGATTGACCTTGCTGAGAATCTCAGCCAGTGCATAAGACAACAATTTTGCATTTTTTATGTCTATTCTAATCTCTTTTTGTTGACCGATATCTGCTGCTTTTATCTGTTGTATTAGAGACGTTATGGGATAGGTATTAATCGGGCTTGACATTGCTCAACACCTGTTTTAATTCCAGTTCTGTTCGAAATGGTCCTTTGTAAGGATATCTTTCCACAGTGATCAACTTGGGACAAAAACTTTTGACCCATCCTTTGTTAAACTGAATGGCATAGTATCCTGCACAATATAAACTTTTGCTTTGAGAACTTTTGGTATACAACGGTAATTTTCTCTGAACATCGTACATGGCATTATATGGCCTAGACGCCGATGGAAAAGTATGTACATCATTGTCCTGTGCATTAGGCGGCCCATTTTTGATTTTAGATTGAAAAAAATCTTTGCCAAATCTTCTTATTAGATCATCTTTTTTATTAAATGTGGCTTCGCCCGTTTTTGAACTCAACATAAATTTGTTGTTTTCTTTTTTGTGCAAAGTGGCTACTTTCTCTCCATCTTCTTCAACTATCCAAAATTTACCATCTACAATGGGTTTTGCTGTTATATTCATTTATTTTATTCCTTTGATTACGGCACTATTCATACCGATGAATTGTCTGATACATATTTTGCTTGAAATGGTTGAGCATACTGCTGAATGTTGTCTGCAACACGTTGCAAATCAAACAGATTACAAAATTTTAACAATCTAATTCCTACTTGATCTACATTTTTTGGATCTGTAGTCTGTATATCTATAGTCTCTTTAATTATAGTCTTGATTGCTGTTGGCTGTGCAGACAAATCAATGAGTTGTACATTGCGATTATAATCGTCTAACACCTTGTGCTCTTTTCCTTCGTGGTCGACCCAACGTTGCAGCATGAGATTGTTCCACGCGAACCCCTTGCTGTTACGATCTTCAAATGCTTCTTTCATCTTGGTTTTACGCACTCCGGGATATGCACTAAACACATTGTCACTGGTGTCACCTCGAATACATTTTTCAAATAGCAGCCATTCTGGATCGGGTATAGCCTTGGGTTCTTTAGTTTTGGAATCTACAACCATTCGACCTTTTTTGTCAAATATACCAGTGTGTGTGGTCAATGTTTCTGCAACACCGTTATATTGTTTAACATTGGGCGAAATCAATTGTGCAAAGTCACTGTCAGTTGAGATGATAACATGATCGGAATCAGGATGTGATTGTATGAATCCAGCAATCAGATCGTCTGCTTCTAATTGCGGATGTTGCAACACAGTACAATTAGTCTTAGTACTGATGAATTCTTTAAATTTGTCAAACGTTTCCCAAAAGAGTTTGTCTTCTTCTTGTTCTTTCTGAGTCATGGCTGCTCGTGTGACTTGCCGATTACGTTTGTACGGTGCGTAGTGATCCTTTCGCCAACTACGCCCCTCGAGACAAAACACCACATGGGCTCCATCAAAATCTTGCCATGCTTTTTTAATGGCATTTAGTGTGATGTGCATGGCCATACCTAATTTGGTATCTGCATCACCTTTGATCACGTGCCTAGCACGAAAAAATGTATTTGCTGTATCTACAAGGATAAAAGTCATTGGTATTCCATATCTGCTGCAAGAACGAATCGATTCTGAACACTAGGGCACAGTCCGGGCCTGTGCCAAAGATTACTAGGATATATCATCCAGGAAAAATATTCCGGTTTAATAAAAAACGTAGGATCTTTTTCCGGATGCCCTATACTAAACTCAGTGCCACTAGTATCAAACGCATCAATATCTTTGGGGATATTTAAATACATTATACCTGATATTTTTGCTGTTGTCAAGTTGTGATGATGATGATGCCACAATTGATATCGATCTTGATTGGCATCATGGCTGGTCATAAAACTCCAACAATTTATTCCTTTGATACTGACCTCTTTGCCCAAATACATAAAACAAGCAAACATAAAACTCATTCTATACTTTAACCAAACTGATTCGTTTCGAGCAAACAAATTTTCTTTGGTTTGATACTTGGGACTGTTTTCAAAATAATTTCCACTGTCAATTATTTCTTTTACTATGTTGCAAGTTTGATCAATTTCATCTTGAAAAATCACAGAGGAAAAATCATATTTTTTAACAATATCAGTATAATCTACAGTCATTTTCTTATATCGTTAATATTAACAACATTTATACTGCCTGCAGAATTGTCTCCGTATCCATCTTCGGATAGAATATTTCTAGCAAGATCTTTAAACCATCTATCCACTGTTTCTTCTTCGGGATTTGCCTCAGTGCCATACCCTACCTTGATTAACTCTTGAATAAAAAAACTGTTCCAATCAAGTTCAAAAAACCCGTTTCGGATGTTGTCTTTGTTAACGTGAGTATCTAAAACAGCTACATAAGGAATCCCTTGGGCAGTGGCACGCTCTTTTGGGCTAAGTTTCGCTTGCTCCTCTTCTTTTTTTACACGAAGTGTTTCTGCAATTGATGCGGCAATGGCAGCATCCGATTCTGCCTTGGCCATTGCTGCCGCTTTAACTGCTTCGACGGCAGCAGTTTCTGCTTCTTTTCGCAAGTCTTCAATTGCTTGAATACCTGTAATCTTTTTAAAAAATTGTTTAATCATCATGTACCCCACTCGTTTTTAAATAACGGCACTTGAAGTCTATCACTGTACCGCCATCCTTTTCGCATTGCCATATCTGCCACTGCTCTATTATTAAGAGCGTACACTTGTTCAACACCACCAACAGGCATAATGTACACATGGCCTTTAAAACCTCGATTCCGAAACTCGTCAACCGCCCTTTCAGCATCTTTAAGATCCTCTTCTGTAGCAATAACAAACTTCAAATATACTGTACCTACTTGTTCATATTCACAAACTACTTCTGGACAGATAGCATCTTCCCACTTCTCACCACTGCATGGAAGTTTAGCACTGACACTAAAGGTAAGACTGTTACTATTACGCATGTGACCATCTGCGTTGCTGTCAATCCAGTTTGCTAAATATTTTTTAAATTCTGGAGTAAGTTTTTGAGTACCGTTTGTTTCAAAGGTAATCTCTTTTAATCCTGCCATACTAGCATGATCTAGCAACTCTGGATAAGCACGTTGCCAACCTAGCAACGGCTCGCCGCCCGTAATAACCAGATGCTCATCTTCCCAACGCCGATACGGAAGTATCTCCATAATGCGATTTACTATAGCATTACTTTCAAGCATTGGACTTAGGTCTTTAAACTCGGGCATCCAACTTGCATAACTGTCGCACCCTGTACTTACTAAAGGAAGATCTTCATACTTTTGAAAAGGTGTAACCAATGAATGTGTGGCTGCAATACCAGCAGCCTCCATACTCAGTTCACCTCTAGGCATACCAAATCCGCTGCAAGTAAAATTGCAACCAAACGTTCTGAGGAACACACTAGGCACTCCCATGTATTTGCCTTCTCCTTGTATAGAGTAAAACAACTCTGCGATTTTAATTTTGCTCATAAATGTTTGACCACTTTTTTAATTTTTCATGTTTTGCTTCAGCAGATTTTTCAATGTTAGTATAACTAACAACATCCATTTCTTGTAGAATATCAATCATAGCCATTAGGTCGCCGAGTTCTTCTTCTAAATGCTCTCTATTAGTTTTAGGTTTGCCTGGCTTATAATTGTCCATGCCAAATCGATTAATTTTACTCACTGCCTGTATAACCTCAGCACATTCTTCACTGAGGATATTCATCACTTCGTCAATTTTTTCTTTCATTTCTCAATTCCTCAACATCTTTAACTGCTAATTGTAACACATCTGCATAGTTAAGAGCAACCTGTTTATTCATAACAACAGCAGTTTCGAAATCGACATAGCCCTTGGTCAGCAATGTCCACATGTGATACCAGCGTGTTTTTGACCAAAAATTAGTTTTAGTTTTGGTGTATATTGTCACAGTTACGCCCGTATCCTCTGCTTCAATATCGACGGTATGAGAACAACCATCGCTGCCGCACTCGCAGACAACTTTGTACATCTTTGAAGATCCCCAGGAATTTACCAATAAAATTCCCTGTGCTGGTTCTTGTGCTGTCATAACTTTAAATTTTCCATCATAGCAATTTTAGCAATGCGTTCGCCAAAGTCTTGATCATTAGTTATAATGTAAGTAGTAGAATGATTGTGATCATTCTTGCGATCATAGCGCCTAAACTCTACAACCTTGCCACCTACTGCACTAAACACTTTGAAATTTAAAATAGGTTCGTCGCTGACAGCATCACAATCATCTCTACCAATTAATCTACCACTAGATATCTTAGAGACTTTTTCATCAAATTCACGACCTTGGCAAGTCCAACGCCAGAGCATTTTTTTAAACCATTTCATCGCGGTGCAAACTCTTGTTGTAGTTTAATATTATCAAAGAATTCTTTCTTTGTATGAGGATCATCTTTAAATGACCCCTTAAGTACCGTAGTCTGTGTTAGACTACTGTGTGCCATAATGCCACGATTTTCACAACAACCATGCACAGCCTGAACGTAGACTGCTACGTTTTCTGAAGCAGTAGCCTTGCTAATCTCGCGGGCAATGTCATTGCAAAGTTCCTCCTGGAGAGTGCCTCTTCGGGCGCACCACTGTGCAATGCGGGTGTATTTGCTGAGTCCAATAAGTTTCTGCGCGGCAATAATACCAATATAAGCAACGCCACTAACGGGTTGATGATGATGACTACACATACTGCGAAGCTCACTGCGAACAACCAACATACCTTCGTAACGGTCCTCCGAATCATTTGGAAATGCTGTTGCATCTGGTTCTGGTTCATATCTGCCTGCCATTATTTCATTAAAGTACATTTTGGCCAGTCGCTTGGCTGTGCCTTTTGAGTTAGGATCATTTTCACGATCGATGAGCAAACTGTCTAGCACAGATTCAAATGCTGGAGTTGCTTCGTCAATTAATTTTCCTATGTCGCCTTCGTGCAAGTAATCACTAATATTATCTCCTGCCCAGAAGCGTTTGCCTTCACGCCTCATCTTCATTCGGATTGCACCTGCTAAGGTTCCTTCTTTGTATCCGCCATCGCCTGCCATGGCGTCTAGTCCTGTTTCTTTTTTAACGTAAACTTCTTTCTTTAAGGGTACATATTCGTCTGCTTTAAATTCTGGTACAGGTTTAAGTGCAGTATCTGGTGTAAATTCTCTTGTCAATTATAATTCTCCGATGTTAAGGCAGTGGATTGCCATATGTTTTATTATACAATATTATTTAGGTTTTTGCAACCTTAATAGGTCATTTTTCTTTATTGCAGACTTCAATACGTTCAATTGTACGCCTAGTTTGCCTGCATATTTTACCAAAGCATTTGTATCTTTTGGAAAACACATACCACCAAATCCATAGTATCCATCTGGACCGGGCACTTGCATATGGCTCAACCCAATACGGATGTCTTCTGCTAGATACATTCTAATAGTATCCCACCGATATCCGTGTGCTACTGCTAATTCACTCATTTCGTTCATGAACACCACTTTGGTGGCTAGATATGAATTGATTGTATATTTGACAAAAGCAGCCTCACCTATTGAACAATGTTCTACCATTGTTATAGGTTGTACTAGTTTAATAATGCGTTCTGCTTCATTTCTGTAGGCAGCAATCTTACCGCCTATGATTGCATTAATCTCTTTGAGATAATCTTCTTTGGCATTAGCGGCTGTTAAAAACTCTGGTATGTGTACTAGATTAGGATAGACAGCCTGCATCTTTTCATAAAACTGTGGTGGTGCAGTGGTCTTGCTGATGATTACATTTTTATAATCACGCAACATAATCAGCACAGAGTTTAATATGCTAGTATCACATTCGCCGGAATCTTTACTAGGGCTAGGCACACATACAAATACAGCCTCACAGTCTTGTAAATCTGCATATGTTCCTGTAGATTTAAACGGATCAATGTCCACAACAATTACATCAGTAAACAAAGTTTCGTAGGCAAAGCGCACGGCCTCGCCAACAAATCCCAAACCAATAATTCCTATCTTTGTCATAATCGTTCACTTAGCAGTATACGACACAGGTCTGCGTCTTTTTTTGATTTAAATGTAAACGTCATAAAATTTTCAAAAGGTTTATATATAAATCTATTTCCAGGTAGACCAAACACTTCTAACACCATGGCACAAGTTTCATTCCACCACACAGCGCCTTGATTGTGCCAATCTACAATAATTTCATGATCGTCGGTAATCATTTGATCTCTTTTCCGCTGAGATCTTGTTGTCCAGTTTGATACTTTTCAAGTCTTTCTTGGTATGCTTCTTCTGTGAGTCCGTGCCAGCCACAGCACTTGCCTGTGGGGCTACGTCCGCACCCACACTTGCCAAATTCTTTTGTGTTTTCTTTAACTCTTACTTGCATTTTTATAATTTCCTTTTTCTGGTATTACATGCCTGACCCCGCCTCTGGGATCTGGCATATCGCCCTTGCGGCGGGGAATCATGTGTACATGAGGATACATCACTGTTTGTCCTGCTGCTTCTCCGACATTTTGTCCGATGTTAAAAGCATCCCACTTTTCTGAAGTAACACCTTCGTAGCCGAACTTGTAGGCTGCTTTGTAGCACTCCCAGAGATTGTCACTCGACTCTTGGGTAGGCACAAATAACAAATGCCCCTGGGTAACTGGATATGCATCTCTGAAGATCCAAAAGTCTTTTGTTCGATATTCAATGTCTGTCCACGGTGCTCGTTTTTCATTCAGTGCCTTTTCTAAATCAGTTGTCATGTCAATTGTTTGATTGTGTGTTTTTTAAATTTTCTATATCGTCTTTAATCTTTAGTTTTTGTTTTTTAAGATCAATGATTGCTGGATTAAATGGACTAATCTTTTCTAATCGTTGTATCTCTACATCTAATATTCTATGAGTTTCTTCTAAAAATTGGACTCGATTAATTGTATTCATTTGTCTCCTTTGATTGCTTCGAATGTTCTATATTTTCCCAATGCTGTAATGTATTCATCATACAGTCTTTTTAGATTTGGGTATTTCTTTTCTAGTTTAACATCACGCTCGGGAATTTGCAAGACTTTTTCGATGTTGTCCAACCGTTCTTCTAAATCACGCCCATTTATAACCATTCGACCTTTAACTTCTAATTCTGGTGGATTGTTTTTGGCAGTTAATACACTATCACCTGGCGGCATAGACCAACTAGTTCCATTTAGCCCGTTTGCCAAAAACTGTCCAGTACCAGTACCTATATTTGTAGTGTTGGTTGTGTAAACTTGTTGTAAGGTGTTGAGTGCTGATGATTTGGCACCGTATCCGGGATTAGAAGTTCCGGAGTTGATAGTCACAGTACTACCAACTAATCCATTACTGACGACGTTGCTCGAGATATTGTTCATTGTGTATCCATTTATTCTTTACAAGGAATCCCCATTCTCTCTTCTGTGGTCCGGGTATAAACATAGTCCATGCAGTCACGCTGGGGTCAAGTTCAATACGATGGTAACTATTGGCACTTGAAGTACGAAAATGTCCAGGCCCACGCCAAGCACATGTTTCTGTTATCATTTTGCCTGTACTGTCAAAGACAGGAGTCCATTCGTAGTATCCACCTTTGAGGATCAGAGTAGCGTAAGGCCATGGGTGATCATGCACATCATCGGGATCTGATTTAAGGAACTTGTGAATGAACACATTAAATGGGAACCATGTTCTGTCCTTGAGGAAAACATAGTACCTTTCGAGATACGGTTCATTACCCACACGGTCCATAATAATTCTTTTACGGTCATTGTGTTCTAACCATTTAAAGAATTTATTTTTTAGGAGTTGGATTATCATAATCATCTTTTATCAATTGATAAACAGTTTTAAAATTTCTAAGAGCAATCTCAAGTGCAGGGTACTTCTTACACATGTCTTCTACTCTATCCCAGTTAGGAAATGTACCAACCCACTCTACTGGCATGTTCCATGAAAACTCAGAAGTATCAATTGACACAGTGCTTATAGTAGGACTCATAGTTCCAATACTATAAGAAGTAGATAACGAAGGACTTACTGTGATAGTTGACATATTGTCGGAGTCATACGTGTACGAATAATCACTTGCTCCGGTAATAGTAATGGTATCAGTTAGTAAATCGTCTAACGAGTTCTGTTGCTGAGAAGAATTGCGCATGTAGAGTCTCCGTTTGTTTTTTCAACATAGGCAATCTAGTTTTGTAATTGTCCATATGTGATATAATAGCACGACACAGATCAGGCCTATAGGCAGTGTAGGTGTCATAGTTTTCAGTCCACTTACTAGGATATTTAAATGTATCAAAATACATTTCACTGTATGACAAGCGATCTGGCACCATAGGAACAGCATCCACCACTGCGCCTTCATAACAACTAATACCTAATGTTTCTTGTAGATTAGCACTGAACACTAGTTTTGCTTCACCTAGTAAATTATGGTATTCGTTTTTTGTTAATTGCTGATCTTGACATACTACAAATTCATATTGTGGTAACCAGTGTTTTAAATCTCTAAAGATTTCAACCTGTTTCTCTGGAGCAACACGATGCGGAAATAAAATAAGATCACGTTTGGGCATATTTTTATATGCTGTTAACGTAGTATCCATATACTCCATGGGCCAACCAGTACGCACTATCTTACCGCTGTCATATCGTTCGTCCCAGTCTTCTTCATACCAGGGATTTTCTGTTGGATAGTCATGTAACAGATTATCAAAGAACATTTTAACATGGAATTCGGTAGCAAAGTAGTTGTGATCAAAAGCATGATAAAAGCTTCTCTCAGCGTTTCTTACCCAAGGCTTATTGCCAACAAGACGTCCTAAAAAATCTTGTGGGTCATAACTACCCGCATGCCACAGGCCATGTGTAGTTACTGAAATACCTAGTAACTCACTCATGTACTTTAGATTAATGATACCTGGATGCCAAGCATCAGTAAACACAAAATGATCGCCGGGATTAACGGATCCGTTGCAAAATAGCCGACCCATCTGCTCCACTTGACTAGCCTTGTATATATTAGTGCCGCCAAAGTTGAGAAATGCTCCAGGAGTGGTAGCACTAGGAATGTCCGTAGGACCTGATATAATGTTGACATTGTGTCCTGTCTTTTTAAGTAGTTGGGGAACGTGTAATTTCCACTCGCCGGTATAGCGAGTAGAAACTGCTTCTAAATCAATTAGAAATATAGTCATGTTCAACGTGACCGATAACTGTTGTTACCTCGTGGCTTCCATTCCCTACGATCGCCATATTCCCTACGAGGACGTTTGGAATTTTCATACGCCCTCCAACTTGGGCTTCCTCGATTGTAAAGATCTGCTTCATTAAACGGCAGCAACTCAAATCTACAGAAATTGAGAAAATTATCTAAATCATCAAAGATTGTAGAAACTTCTCTAGTCATACGCAAATATTTTTGCAAATGTTCGTTAGCCATAATAGCCTTTTCCTTAATACTTAATAAATGAACCATTTTCTCCGTCTTCGGAGACCTCAATCCAAATCTCACGGCTTGGATACTTCTGTGAAATAGTGTCATACAATTCGTCCGACATCATTTCGCAACTTTTATGATCTAACGACAAAACACCTTGTGTGCTAGAATACAATTGTTCAAGCCACCGCTTGAACTGTATAAATTCCACATCTCTGTCATTGTGGGTGACACTAAGCCATACCCTAAAATGAAAAATATGGCGATGAGGATTAGCCAAAAACGAAACATCATATTGATCTCCTGTTGCCAAATTAGGATCTGTTGCGGCTGCTGGATAGCAGTGAATGCCTTCTTTACGGAAGGTTACCCAGATCATCTTGTTAGGACGAATGTCTTGTTTAATAATCATTTAGCGGATTCTTCGTCTTTGACTAATGATTTATACAATTCCCATAATTTCCAATCAATAGATTCTAATAATTGATTTTGTCTAATCATTAGTTCTAACAATTGATCTTGTTGGGTATTGATATTGGTATTGGTATTTTCTTCGTTACTCATAGTGCCGTATCCTGTTTATATTGTGACCAGTCTGTGAACTTACTACGATCCATCAGTGAGTGCAGACTGTGAGACCACACACCGGGATTAGTTGCTTTAAAATCTTTATCATCTATTTTAAGCATTGTATTATAATTCCAAAGTTTTACATAAGGAATTGGCACTCTTATTTGCGGAATAAAATTCGAATGTTCGTTTAATCCGCCATCGTGAAATTCTTCTACTGCTGATAATGGGATGTCGAGACTACATAGATAGCCTTTTTGCAAGAAGTACTCAATCATGTCTTCCCAAGCCTTCCAACCATCATAATCATTATGTGACGGATTAAAACTGTGATTAGCGCCAAAAAAGATATGTTCACAACCTTGCAAGTGTTGAGCAATAGCGTCAACTGTTTGAACTCCAGTGACGAATAGTGTACGCAAGCCAAATGCAGGGGTATGTTCTACTTCATTGCCAATAAAGAAAATTACGTTATCAGCCACACCGTCTGAATAATCACGCTTCATTTTTCTTGCCTTCTTCGTATTGTTTAAAAAGTTTAGTTACATCTTCCATGCGTTCTTGAAACACATG